TTAATTGCTTCCAAGTCCCAGTCGATTTCGCCGGTTGCTTTCTTTTCCATTATGATTGCTTCGGCTTTTGCTTTGGCAACCTTTGCACCTGTTTCAGCTTTTGTCTTTTCGACTTTGCCTTCTAGCCAAGTGCCAGCTAGTTGTGTAATCGGACCTACAAGTAGATTTAGCATTTCCACCTCTTCCGTGCTTGTCTAAGACGGCTGTTCGGGTCTTTTGCTGCTTTGGGAAACTTTTTCATTTGTCCAGCAGAACGGGCACAAAAAGATTTGCGACGCTTGGCATCTTTGCTTCCCGCCTTTACTTTCCCCGTGACTGCTGTCTTTAGTTTGCTACCGGGGTTCTTTTTTCTGTACTCTTTCACACCTTTTGCAGTCATTCCTGCGCCAGACTTGGTAGGGCGGTAGTTCGCACCCTTTCCTGTCGTGGTTCTTTTGATGGGTGTTTCTTTTTTGCGTGGCATAGTGGGTTTATCCCCGCAGGTGGTTCCCTGCTTATATCACATAATTAAAAGGGTGTCAAGGGGGCAAAGTTGCCCCTGCCCCCAAGACTTTAGGTTATGCGAAGGCTGCAGCAGAGCCAGCAGCGTTCATCGGAACCATTACGGCGAACACACGAACCTTACCGTCCATGATTGCAGTGATGGCTTTCACGTCGATGGTATCAGCAGCCAAGTAAAACTTAGCAGCAGAACCAGTCTCCTGAATGCCGACTGCGCCATCTGCGTCTAGGTCAGTGACCCACGTGTCAGGAGCAGTGCCGTCACCAACGTCAATCGTACCAGCGTTTGAACTTGCTGTTACAAGCTCGATGCCGACACACAGAACCAGCGTATTAGCCGGAATCTGCAGAGCGTCGATGTCTTCGTTGATGCCAAGATTGGTGGTGGAAAAATCCAGCACAACCTCTTGCAGATAGGGTTTTGCACCGGATGCAACCGCTACACCGTTATCAGTAACTGTATAAGTAGGCATTAGTGAATCTCCCTATTACACGTTTACAACAGCGCGAACGATGGCTTCTGGACGCAGAACCTTACGGCCAAATACGTGCAGACCACGAACGATGTCGCTGAATGTTTCGGTTGAACGAACAACTTCTGTCTTTGCAATGTGCGAAGCAGTAGCAGTCGCTGACATGTGACCAGCCAGAACAACTTCTTCTGAGCCGTCAGTTGCCAGACCAGACAGTGTTACTTGGTCTGTGCCGCCGTTAGAAACGAGAGCAGTTGACTTGTAGCACTGGAAGCCAGCAATGTTGCCCAGAGAAACAAGGCCGTTACGCAGCGGAGAAGTTGCATCGCCAGTTACCTGAACTTCTGCGAACTTTGCACCTGCTGAGAACAACTGCTTGTACCAAGCTGGGGGAGCAACGAACCAACGGTTCTCTTCTGGAACCGACTGCTCGTCGAGGGCAGCAGCCATTGCCAACATGGTGTTGACAGCAATGTCGCCCGTAGTAACAGCAAGAGCCGAACCCAAAGTTCCGATACCGGAGATTTGAGCAGTAGGCGCACCTGACTCACCGGTCAGACCTGCACCTGAAGCCATAGCTGTCAGGATGTTGGCGTCGTACTTACGCTTCAGCGAGTATGCACCCGAAGAAGTGGCAAGAGCCTCGAAGTTGACGTGAGAGTGACGCTCTTCGATGTCGTCAATCTTAAACGCAAAAGCGTTTGCTTGGTCAACAACCATAGTTGTCTGGTCGTCAGCGAGGTCTTGTGGGTTTACCACAGAACCACGTGAGTAGCTAGACACGGTGATTGTTGGTTCTTTGATGATACGTACTGTATCGCCGTAGTTCTCGATTTCGCCCGCGTAGTCGGTGTTCGTGATGTCTTCAGCAACCGAAGCGCGACGGAAGAACTTGAGAACCTTTTGGCTGAAAATTTCCGGTGTAAAGTTACCGGAAGGCAGGTTGTTGTAACCTGATGCGCTATCAAAAGCCATTGGTCTATTCCTTCCTCTGTTTGAGGTTTAAGAGTTGAAGTCGATTCGGCCTTCACTCCGTGCCGCGTCGATTTCGCTTTCCAGCTTTTCGAACTGCCACGGTTTGAGTTTGCCGATTTCAGAAGCTTTCCAAATCTTTTTATCGCCTGTTGCGTCTGTCCGCACTTCCCGAACCGGGGTTTTTGTAACGGCTTCTGCAGCAGAGGCAGATTTGGTTTTCTTCTTGGTTAAGCCTGTGTCGGCTTTGTAGAGGTCTACGACCCGTGCCGCCCATCTGGCATCTTTGTTGTTTTTGTAGATACCATCTGAGATTGATGTAGGTTGTTCTTCGAGCCAAGCAAGAAACTTTTCATCTGCTTTAATCTCGTTGAAATCGGGCTGGAGCCGGAGCAGTTCCTCGTAGGCTTTCTGCTTTTCCAGTTCTTGTTCCCGCTCTTTGATGGAACCAAGTTCCTCGCGGAGTTTTGCAACCTGTGTTTCGGTTTGCATACTTGATACGGTCTGCACTACCTCGAACACGTCGGGATAACGCTCTTTGAACTCTTCCAGTTCTTCGAGGGTCTTCGGAGGAGTAACACCGCGAGGCATTTCTGCAGCCCGCTCTGTCATTGTCTTTCGAAGAGTTTCGATTTCACCTTTGAACTCGTTGACCTTTTCGTCGTAGTGACGTTTCAAGTCATCATACCGTTTTTTGTAATCGTGACTGTCCTCTTTTTTGGACTCTACGAAACTGTCGTTTGCTTCGTTTTGCGGAGTAGCCTCGTTTTGGGGGTCCGCCTCTTGGGCTTCTACAGTTTCTTCCGCGTCGTCGTCTTCGTCTTTGTAGACTTCTTCACGGTATTTTCCACGATACAGCGACTCATTGTTTACTGTTCCGAACGAGTCGTTAGCTTTGTTGGCACGGTGGCCTCTTGCTTTTGCCATTTGATTTACCTCACTTGCGGGGCCACTTGGCTGTGGGTAGCCGCTCCGGTTGTGTCGGGGCCGTCATTACGGGTAGCCGACTAATTCTTGTTATTAAATCCAAATAACTCTTTAAATTTTTGTACGTATGTTTTTTTGGGCTTCTTTACTTCGGGTACAAAATCAAAGTGTCGTTCAAGAATTTTTCTTGCTTCATCAGAATTTTTAAGCCACATATTCTCATACATTTTGTAAACTGGAGTACCCTTTTCTTCAAAGTATCTAGCACCCTTACCGCTGGTGAACATAGAAGCAGCATTACGAACGGGGTCAGTCAACGAAAATTTAGTGTGGGGTAGTTTATTGCGTTCGCGAACAACTTCATCCCCTATACGCATCATGTACTCTTCTGTGTCGTAGCCAAATTTACCAAATTTTCCGCCTGTAACTTCATTCTTGTACTTTTCTATAAATCTCATACCAACATGACCTAACTCGTGAGCAAGGACTCTCATGTCAGTGTCGGTGTGAGGCTCTTCACGAGTACGACGAAAACCTTCTTCAGTCTGTACCGTTCGAGCGTTGGGGCCAGCGTAGTAAAACACGTACCCTTTTTCTTCGTCAATTGGACGGTCTGTGCGTTCTGATAAAGGTATTGTCTCTTTTAAACTCCTTGCTGAGTCTCCTTCTGGACCTGTAAATCCTCCAAGAGTAGAGGTTTTACCCTCTGGCACAAACCCCGCTCTAATCTCATATGCTCCACTACGTACAATTTCGTATCCCAGTTGGGCTATCGGATTATCACGAAGATAGACATCTAAATCATTTCGCAGTTCTTGGTCTGCGAACTGTGTCATTGCTTCCTTTTTTTCGCGTATTGGGCTTCTTTCGGGGGGCGTTATAAATCCACCCGTTGCTGCTGCCATTTGGGTTGGCAAACCAGACTGGCCGTTCTCTTCGATGCGTTCTTGGGTTTCGGCTTTACCGCGATTGTTGATTTTTTCTAGGCGGTCATATCCGATAATTTTGGCAAGGTGTGGAGCAACAACAACTTCGCCGCTGGAGATTGCCACATCTATTAGTTTAGCACCGTTGCCTTGTTTGTCAACCGTTATTCCTCTGCGAACCGCTTCTTTGTGGGCATCAAGCAACATTTTCTTTACGTCGTTGCTTCCGGCGAACTCCACAGCAGCGGCATTGATGACAAAGGCTCCCTCCGGAAGTTGGGTTGGACGATTGTCCGCAACCGATTGTGCTTCGGAGACTTGCTCTGGTGGCCTGTCAACGAACCCGCTTCCACCTTGGGCAACAGCACCACCGGGAGCGTAACCGATGATGCCGCCATCTGCAAATCTGCGGTTTCCACCCGTAGAATCGTTTCGTCCACGAGAGCCACCACTGTAGGCACCACCGCCACCGCCGCCAACCCTTCCGCGAGAACTGCTGACGCTTTGTCCGCTACCTTGCCTGTCGCTTTCTCTATTTTCCCTCTCAGATTCACGAACAACCCCCGCCGCAAGTCCGGGGTCAACTTGGCCCGCTCCTGTTCCGACCTGATATTCTTTACCGCCCACGGTGATTGTTGGGCCTTCACCCTCACCACCAGACGGAGCCGACGGAGCAGCGGCTGGCTGTGCTGCCTTGGCTGACTTAATATCAGCAATTGCCTGTGCAAGAGTTTTGGTCCCGGCGCGGGCTTGACTTAGTGCTGATTGAAACTCTGTATACGATACTCCTGCCGTTGCTGCGGCTTTTTCAGCTTGGTTTTTCATACTGTATGCTGAAGAAGTAAATCTAGTCGGGCTGTAAAAGGTTCCGTTACCTCTAAAGAAACCTTCAAGCTTGTTCCCGGAAATAAACATGCCGCCGTCTGCAACAACATTACTTCTGCTTTTGCCCGGATTGAGCGGGTTGAAGCCACGAGGGTCGTAGCCTTTAGAAACTGCTTCAAGTGACTTAATCTGTTCGATGTTCAAGCCTTGAGTGTTTCCAGAGTAAGTCCCGGATTCGGGAGCGCGGGTAATGCCCATGTTGCCAATGGACATCGCAAAGCCTGTATCTACGGTGTTGTTCACAATAAAGTTGCCCGTGGCACTGTCGTAACTTCCCGTGGCCGCTCTAGCCGCCCGTATTTTGGACATATCAGAGTATTGGATTGAGTGAACAACCTCACCTATCATCCCCAGCGGCCCGCTAGGAAGAAACGAGTTGTTACCAAAAGCGTTCTTTACTGTTGTGCCGCCAATAAACGAACCGACAAGGGCACCCATAGGTCCGGCAAGACCCATCGCGCCTCTGGCAAACGACGAACTGGCCTTTTCAAGTTCAGCCAACTCTTCTGTTGTCATCTCCGCACGGTCTTTGAACAGCAGCCCCAACCGGCTTGGAGTCTTTTTGACAGCCTCTTTTGTTTTGCTGACGCCCGTTCTGACTTCGGCTTCTGCAGCTTTGCCAAACGAAACTTCTCCAAGTTTACCAGCAGTCACTGGTTCAAGAATATTTTCAACAAAGGGTATACGGTCTTTGTAGGTAGTTTCCTTGAGATAGGCGGAGTAGCTGTTGAACTGAAGTGGCATCACGTCGTCGTAAAACTTGACGGTTGAAAGACCTTGGGGTTCGCCCGTTTCTAAAGAGGTCATTTCAAGAATGTTGGGAACATCTCGTTCGTCACGCTCCGGTTTATCGCCGGGTCGAACCAGTTCGAGGTCAGCCGGTTCGTCGACATCAATACCAGTCTCTTGCTCTAGGCTAGGTAAGCCCAGCGAAGTTGTATAGAAGTTAACGAAGCTTGACCGGTACACATCCGGGGAAATAGTTTTTTGTCCCGTAAAGAAACCCGTGGTTTCCGTGTCGGTATCCAAGCCAATGTTAAGACGGTCAGCCATTCTTGATTATTGCCTCGTGATTATCCTTCAGTTTGAGGAGGGTTTCCAGTAAAGCCGCTTTCCCCTGCAGTTGGCGCAGTTCCGACTCCGATTGTGC